AAAATATTAAGTTAATAGACAATAGTATAACACGATTGTTATAAAATGTCAAGTTTCTTCCGAAGTATATCACGGAATTTCGTCTTATCCACCTCCAAGAATGGAGAATACTTTTGCACTTTTTTGAGATAATCGGGCCAGATTATTTTTTCTGAAATCCTTTTATTCCATTTCGGCACAAAATTAACAACATCATTAAGTATGATAAAAGTCTCAATCATAATATATTTAGCAATACCCATTTTCAGTAAAATGGGATGCTGACCATTTTCAACTTTAAACAAATCATCAAAATGATGTTCATTCAAAAGTTTATCAATGTCATTATTGAACATATATGACAAACTTTGAATTCTTTTTCGCCAATCTTTATATAAAAGTTCGGCCTGTTCTGTTAATGCATCTTCAATGTAGAAAGTTTCACTATCTACAAAATTTGCCACAAAAAACTTTGTGATTTCATCATCACTATAATTTCTTGCCAATTTATTGAAAAAATATTGATCTTTTCTTTTTGAAAATGTTACTTTGGAAGTACGAGTTCTTCCTGAATATTTGAAATAATCGTATGTAGGATACTGAAAATGTTTTTTAATTGCGACATATTCTTTGTAACATTCGTAAGGTTCCACTTTGATCATAGTCCAGGTATGCGAGTTGGTTTAGGAAAAAAATGCAATTCTTCGGCTTCTTCTCTTACTTTTTGCTTTAAAGCACCTTGAACAAGTTTACCAATCGTTTCTAATTCTATATTATTTTGTTCACAATAATATTGAATAGCATCCATATAGGTCATATTTTTTGACCTTCTTATATGCTCAATTGTTATTATGAAATCTTGAGGTGATAGTATTTTAAGCATTTAATTTTTTGATTATATTATCGATTGAATGTTTGACCATATCTGGCGTAATACTTTTTGTGCATATAAAATCGTTATTGTCAGGACACCAATCCCATTTACCAGGATCAAATTTATGTCTATTATAACAACTATTACATACATCGTTATTGTGTACTCGTTCACACTCAATATCAAATTCGGAATAGGGCTCGCTAAATCCTGAAATCAATACAACAGGTTTTTCTAATGCCCAAGCAAGCCAAGACAGTCCAGATCCAAGACCCATAAAAAATTCGCATCCGTTTATAGTTGCTATTGTCTGATCTAATGTTCTTTCGTGTCTATTAATTACACCTTCAGGAGCAGAATTCATAAAATTACCTGCTCCAAACATTTGATGTTTATCAACGCATACGACATCATAATTTTTTTCTTTAAGATATTTAATTATTTCATCCCACCCTCCTTCATAGTTCCAGTATTTTGCTTGTGCCGTAGATTGCATTCCTATGCACACATATGGATTTTGTAAATCTGCTTCTAATTCATTAACCATTATTTTAGCACGTTCTTCCTTATAGTCAAGTCCTAGAATTGAAGAACTTACTTTTTGTAACGGGATCTTTTTCGTGTCCTCAGGACATTTGCTCATGTCATCTGTAAGCCAACCAATCCAATATTTGTATGTAAATTTACCACTATTCAAGAATGTATTGTGTTCATCAATAAATTCTATATTAGGATACTTGTCTCTAAACAGATGATTAAAAAACGTGAAACAATAAACCTTGCACTTGTGTTTTTGCTGAAATTGATTTACTGAACCAACCCATGCTAAATTATCCCCCAAAGCACCAGAATCAAAATAAATATAAACAGATTCATTATTCAAATTCATCTTGTGATCTTTAACAATTGGTCCATCCTTTTCTTTAACTATAATGTGCCATTGCATGAAATATTGAATATTTGATCCACACCAATTATTATTTCCTATCACATTTGAATATACTGTACCACCATTTTCTAAATTTTTAAATGTGACATCATATTGTTTTTCAGTATTGCCCAGTATTTCTACAATTGGGTTTGGATCAAATTTAATATTGATTTGATTTTGTTCAACGATTGATTCCTTTTTCTGAAAGTCAGTATTGTTATAAGCAAATATCAATCGATCTTTCATCGATCTTGGTTTGCTCGATTTCAAATCTCTTGCCTCGTAATAATATTTTTCAAGTGGTTTAAATATATTAACCCAATCTCTTTCTACTGCAAATGCTCTTGCTTTCTTAGAATAGTCATCATAGTCGTTAATGATATTTCTTATACCCTCGACAATTGTATCAACTTCTCTTGTACACTCCACCAAACCAGGAATTTCTACCTTATCTTGCATAGTTCCTACGCATGGTAAACCACATGCCATTGCTTCAAGTACCGCTAGACACGGTTGTCCAGTCTCAATAGATGAAGGATGAACAATAATATCATGTTCATTTAAGATTTTCCTCAGTTCATTTTTATCTACATTTCCTGCCTGTACAATTTCAATATCTTTTTTACAACTGTTTAACACCTTGTAAAAAATATCATTATAATTTTCATGTATGCTATCTGGACCAACTATTGTAATAGGCATATTCAATTTGTGTGCCGCCTGAATAGCAAAATGAAAACCTTTACGATCATCCCCACCGCCTACACAAACAAGTCTGGGTTTATCTTTTCTATTGTTAGTTGGAAAAAAGAAATTAGAATCGACGCCATGATCTAATTTTCTCAATTTTTCAGGAGTGTCATAATATGGTATTAAATGATCACAAGGAATTAATGAAAATAATGAATTTTTTATTGATTTGTTATTGACACGATAATACCATGATTCCTTTCCATTAATCCAAGGATGCACATCATGAGTTGTAAAGATGTAAGGTATGCACCTATCTACTACTAAATCTGCAAAACCCCCAGTATGTACATGAAACACATCATATTCATCAAGATCTGCTTGTGTAATATCATCTAACCATTTTAATGATACATCATGTCCATAATGTTCTGTCATTCTTATATAATGATAAATTACTTCTTCTAGTCCACCATATTTCTTAGGTGGTATGTCAAGACCACACCCCACATGCACTTGCATAATTTTTAAGTTATCAGTTTTCTCAACCTTATTTTCTATTTTTTCGATCTTAAAATCTTCTTTTATTTCTATTTTTGTCTCTTCGAAATTCTTTAAAGAAACAATATGATATCGATTCATTTGCTCAAAGAAATTGAACTGATATCCGTTTCCTAAAATAACATCATATATCGATTGAATATTATCAACACCAGTTCTCAAATTATAATGTAAATTTTTATTCTCACAAAAGAATACTATCTCATAGTTTTGAGCATTACTGTTTTTTATTTGTTGAATTTTATTGTTGACAAAGGCCGGTTCAGTCTCTAATTGAATTTTAAAAAAATAATAGTCGACCGATTGATCAAAAAAATCAAACCTTATATCATGATCAAAAAATAATTTTCTCGATTTGTCTTTTTGATTATCTGTATAATCATAATTCACAAATGATAGTGTTTGTATTTTATCGGCCCAATTTAGAGAAGTTGTATATGTTGACTCTGCAAGTTCATAAATATCATCAAAATATTTGATATTACGGGGATATTCTAAAACAAATTCTTTTCTACGTTTTCTAGCATCTATTGCAAGTTGTGCCTCACCTCTTTGATTCCATCTCGTAAAATTTTCAGATGCACCATGCTCTCTGGCAATGTATAGTGTTCTAGGGATTGTCATCCATTTTCCACGTTCTTCAAGCATCAACAACCACTGTCCATCATTTGAAGAACAGGCATCACTGTCTTGATGTTCAGGAAATTCAAGCCCTGGTAGATTTCTAAAAATTCTTAAATATCCAAATATACTACTTCTACAATGCCATAACTTTTCAAAACCTTCTAAAAACGAATCGTTATCAGTAGACATATAGACATTATCTTTATAATTTTCAAATGTCTGTTTTGGACCAACAGGCAATTTTTCAGAATATTTGTTTGCATTAAAGTGCATTAAAACTACTTCTGGAAAAATTTTGAAATAATAGTTTATCTTTTCAAAGCAATTAGGTAGCAATTTATCATCAGCATCTAAATGACAAACGATATCACCAGTTGCAAATTTTTGTGGGTTCCACCACATCTGTTTTTTGTGCTTTGGAAATGCTACTCTTATTCTTGGATCACGATTTTGTAACTCCAACAATTTTTGAAATGTATTATCATCAGAAAAATCATCTCCAATAACCCATTCCCAATTATCATAATTTTGATGTATTACAGTTTCGGCTAATTCATCTATAAACTTTTCAGCATTAAAACATGAAGTAATAAGCGAAAGTTTTAGGCCCTTACTTTTGGTTTCGTGTTTCGGTTTTATAAGATTATATTTTTTCTCTACTTCTATTTCATGTTTAACTTCATCAAATTCCCACTGCACAGGTTCAACCCAATCACCACGAGATGCGGCTGATCTTTCATAGAACCAATCATGATTATAACTATAAATCTTTGGAAAATTATCTTTATATTTTTCTTTCAATCTATCTGTACCTGCATATTCATTATCTCTGAACCCTTCACCTTTGATCTGTAAATCAAGAAGAAATTCACGCTTCCACAAAGTTGGTTGATGACTGACTAACCAATCATTTTCGGGACCCCACTGAATAAGTCTTTTATTCCTAATGTATATGTCTGTTTCACGTTTAGGTACAACATGATCAAGTCTTATAACTCTATGCAATTTTAAAGCATCAACATCATAAGAATAACAAAAACTAGCAAGATCTGAAAACATTTCTTTATCAATTTTAAATTTAGGCCATTGATCTTCTTGCATGTAAAAAATGTAATCGGTATCAACATTCTCTAACATGTATATAAGTCTATCACTCCAACCTTCATCTATTTGTTTGGGCTTTCCATACCAGTCAGGTATCCATTCTCGTTCTTCAACTCCCCAATATTGCTTGCTTTTACCTGTCTTCAATTGTTTTATTCGATCATCTCGATATGGAAAATCTTTTTCTTCATTACAGAAATATATCTGCCAATCTAAATCAAAGTCCCAAAACCTATTGAACATAACATACCAACCTTCCCAAAAATGAGAATAGTTATCACAGGTTTGAACTAATACGCTTACTTTAGGTTTCATGAATTCTTAAAATAAAGGGAGTTGCAAATTTTCAATCGTGTCTTAATTGACTGATCAAATAAATCATATGTTCTAAAAAGTTTATCATCACAATATACTTCGATTATAGAATCTCCATATAATTGTAAAAGATGATAATGATATTTACCAGCATTAAATTCAAAAAAAGGTTTTTCTTGTTTGTTTATGAAAACTTGAAATTTTGTTTCTTTATGGGGGTTCATTAAAAAAAGAAAATTAGGTGCAGGTTCTGCTGGAGAGTTAACAACTTTTTCCGATAACGTCAATGCGACCCACGAAAAATCTTGATGTGTATGCACTCTATCTTGAATCATACCTATACGTTCAAGATTATCTACAAAAGGTAAAAGTTCTACATTTCTATTTCTATCATCACCATTATATGCGGTCAAGCCAAAGGCATATGCAAAAAATTCTTCACCAACTAAAAAACTATATTCATTTAAAATATTTTTTTGATCCTGAACATTTTTTAATTTTTCAAATCTTTCTAAAAGATAATCGACCCTAGCAGATATAAAACGTGTAGTTGTTTGCATCTTGGTTGTCACAGATGTATCATATCCTCTACCATCGTCAACAGTTTTTTCATTTTGCCAATAATAAAATACACCATCTAAACCGTTATCTATTTTATTCTCATTAATAATTAATTCATCTGGTTTTTCTAACAAACCATCATAATCAAACAAATGTATTTTTGATTTACCTAATAATTTTGCATAAGCCGTACCGATATGCATTAATCTGTAAACTGCTAAGACTGTATTATATGTACAAAATTCCTTTGAAGTGATATCGTAATTCGGTGCATACCATGTCATCCAACCAAGATACTCTACATCCGTCAAAACAATATTGTCTTTGTCATAAACAAAATAATCAACTTCTTCTTGAAATTCTTTTGTCGCTTGGGTATGAGATGTTACAATTACCTCATAACCAAACGACTTTATTTTTCTAACAAATTCAAGACAGACATTAATTCTTTCTTCATCACTTAAATGTGCATGAATACATACTATCGAATCTTCACAACTCATAAGTCACATCACCTTCTTTTAATAATGTTGTACCGTCTTTATGAGATTTATCAAGATATGAATCGCCCGAACACTGTATTGATATTGGATCTTTAACAATACCACATTTTTTATCAGGAAATACAAACGAATTTAACCATAGATCATATGTGTCCCAACCAGTATTCTCAAACTTTTCAATAAAATATGATTTTTTATTTGTTGGTACTAGATAACAGTGTGCTTCTGACATTCTAT